CTTTTTAAAAACTTGCTTCTTTTAAAAATTAGGGGGCGGGCTGCCTTTGAAAGGGCCTGTGGCCCTCCAAATTGCTTCTGAGAAATTAGCACACGCACACATTGCTAAGTGCTTTGCTTTCAGCAACCTAGGCTGCTATGTAAATTTTGCTGTGCGAAATCCACACATAATCCACCCATCTTATCCCCATCTTATCCCACTCACCCTCGAAATCCCTACCCTAACCCTTAATCCTCACCATTAAACTAGCCATTGACACATACATGCACTTTTGGCACTCACAAGTCTGTATGCTTTCAATGCCAAGCTTCACAGTGAGAATCACCTTGCCATGCGGGCAGCTATGAGACAGCTTATTAGTAATAGCTGCCCGCGCTTGCCTCTGTGTTTTCCACTGTGAAACAGGCTGTGAAAAACTAGCCATACTAGGCTGCTTAGCTAGCTTCTTTGTTGCTTGTGGTTGTTGAAACATTGAGTATTTTTTCTCTCTGACAGAAAGAACAAATGATCTTTCCGTCATTTGTTCTGAAATATTCTTCATGCGGCCATTGCTTGATATGCTTTCCGCACTCTTGGCAAGTGATATAATGCATAATTGTCTAATCCTTTTGTTCTCTAACCGTCAAAAATTGAAAGTTTTTGATCGTTTTTCTAATCTCTTCTGCTAGATCAAAAACATCGTTCTTATTAAAATCAACACAGTTAAGCCAAAATTCATCTACAGCTGCATTAACTATTTTGCGTGTTGTTTGTTCTGATAGTGTCATAGTTGAATCCTTTATAAACTGCCTAGTTTCTTGTTTTTGGAGGATTGTTATTGTTGAAAATGCAGTACAATGAGAGCATTTACAGCTTCCTCTGCTGTGATGCTTCCATCAAGGTACTGATTTAAAATCGCTTTGGTTTGGACTTCTAACATTAGCGATCTTCGTCAAGCGGCTTGCGGCTGAAAGGGGTGATGCCCAAGCGGGAGCAAACATCATTGAGATTTTCGCCGTTTAGCACAGCTTGGCTGATGTAGCCATTCTGTGCTACTTCTACCTGGCGAGCATAATACTTCATTCCTTGCTCGATGACCTTGGCTGTGAAGTCATGGTCATTCAGCATTTTCTTGCGATCCATTGCAAGATTGAATTGGGCGCGCAGCTTGGAAATATCTTCCTTGCGCGCGTTGAACGCGTTGAGAGAACGATCCTGTTGTGGTGCCCCCTGTTGTGTGATTGGTTCCTGTTCTGTGATTGGTGCCGGATCCTTTTTGATTGGTGCCGGGGCTGTAGCCATATTCTTATCTCCTGTTGTTGGAAAATGCAAGCCATTGCTAGCTTGCTTTTGTATCCAAAACAAGGAACAAGACAGTTTATAAAAGACTCAACAGAGCTATTCACACCTAGCTAGCTGCTAGCAGAGTACAGGGGCTTATTGTGAGGAACGGTCATTATCTAAGGGATGGTGTGCTGTAGCTGTTGACTGCGTACGTCAGACAACCAAGCGACCAATATCTTATGTACCATGCTCTACATCCTGTACTCTGTTAGAAGCTAGCTAGATAGCTCCATAGAGTCTTTATCCGAAGGACCAATTAAGCATATAAACACTATGTTTATATGTGTCCAATCCTGCTAAGGCTGTTACATATATCCATAGGCACACTTAGCTCCTCAGATAGTTAGTATATTCCTATCATGCTTTGTGTACTCCCATATATGCAGAGCATACCATGCATTCAAGTCTGGCATTCTGGCAGACTAACAGTGTTACAAAGGCGTTGAGAGCCTCACGGCTCGCGCGTACATTGGTGCCTGCAAAGTGCAGGCTGTACTCCAGATTGTTTTTGTGCTTTGCACTTGTTACGATCCGGGTACACCAATAATAGAGCAATATACTGGCCAAAGCACACACAAGGGTAAGTCTTTTAGAATCAATGACTTAATAATAGTCCTAGGACCAAACTAGTCCTAGTCCTTACTTACTACTAAGTAATTGTTACTTAGTAGTAAATAACAATGTTACAACTTAGTAATACTATCCTAGGACCATCATAGTCCTAGGCCCATTGATAACAAAGCACTTAGCAATCAAGTACTATGTAAGAATGTTTTACACAGTACTTCAAATGTTCCTAGCTTTGTTTTCAATCACTTAACAAAGACCTAGGACTAGTGTAGTCCTAGTCTCTACTACTTCGCCTTTCTTTCGCTTTACATCTTAAAGTAAAAATATGTAAAATAACCACCACCCTCCCAAAAAGGCCAACTTTGGCAATAAAATTGCTGAGGAATCCTTATAAAATTTTTCAGAAAATTGCACTTTTGCAAATATAAAAAATGAGTAAGCATAAAAAGGGGAGGATTGTTTGTGTTTGCTTGTTTTGTTGCTAGATGGGTTTAATAAAACAGAGTGAGGAGGATGGAATATGTTTGGCTTGTGTTGGGAAGGTGGGTGGGAGGGGGTAGAATGCCCTCCTGTACGCACTTGAAATGCAATTCTCAGCCTTATTATTCCCCAAACATATCCCAAGAAATACCTTGACAAGCCCCTTTGTTCTATGAGAACCTTAGTTTAGCTTGAGTTATACTCAGTGGCTTAAAGCGTTGCTGGCGTTGCTTAAGGCAACATGAGATATAAGGAGAGAAAATCCTGCCAGTCATAGACCATGCTTTACGGCCAAAAGGTGAAGGGTCCGCCTCCATAAAAAGTGCGGGATGCCAATTTTGCAGTTTTAAAATGAAAGCTAGACTATGCAAATAACAAGTGCTAATATTGCTTCTCAAACTCCACCCGCGCCGGCTGGGGCTAGTTTGCAAGGCAGTGTATTAAATCCATGCATTAATACATTGCCTTCTACTAGCCCATTTACTATTCCAGAAGAATACTTCTTGCTTCATCTCTCTCCTAAAGTAAGATCCAAGCTCTTAGAAATTGCCAAACTCAGAGTACACAGACCTGATTTGAAAGATGCTCAGATAGCTGGTTATGTTGGTTTTAAAAACCAAGCGAATTTATCTGTGTATTATAACATGGCAGAATATCAAGAAGCAGAGCGGATCGAAAGGAAAAGGAGAGCGAAGATTGTAGATGAGACTTTGACAGATAATATTGAAGCAATGCATGAAGCTTGGACTCAGCATGTGCCGGGGGCTATGAAGACATTCTTTGAAGCAATTGAATCTCCAAAGGCAGATTTGAAAACTAGAATGGAAGCTGCTAGGACTATTCTAAAACTCGATCCGCGAAGGACTTTTACAGAGCAGAGTGTGAATGATAAAGCAAATGATACCACAGTAAATCTTTCTGTAAATGTTCTAAACCAAGCTTTGAAAAGCTGCAAAGAAGAATTTGCAAAGCAGAGTCCTACTGAAGTAAATGTAACATCAAAACAATTGCAAGAGCAAATAGCATAGAAACCAAGGAAATAGTTATGTCATTGAACAAAATAGATAAGATTAAGAAATTTGAATTTCCAAAGATTCAAATTGAAGCTATTCCTCAAAGCGAGCAGAGATATGAAACATTAGGTGACTGGTTTTTTGTAGAAAAAAGTGGTGTATTTCAATCTAGGACTTTGTGTATTTTAGTTTCTAAACAAGAAGGTCCAGATTCTTCAAAGAAAGAATATCTTCTTGCTCTGCATGAATTCATAGAAGCAATGCATTGTAGTTTTGAAGGAATTACTCAGAAGCAAGTAGATGATTTTGACATGGGTATTTCAAAGGAGCAAGTTATCAAAGATGGCTTTTCAGAACATGGATTTCATGAAAAGGCTCCTTATAGAAAGCAACATGAATTTGCTTATATGATAGAATGTCTAGCAGCAAGAGAGATTGGTTTAGAACTTGATTCTCTTATAAATGATGAGGATTTCTACGATGGATAATATCAAACAGTTTTTAGCATACAAAGTAAAGCAAGGAACTTTTTGGATAGGATATATTGGGCTTGTAAGTCTTATGCTCTATATTATTCTGTCTGATACTTTGAATCCGCATAAGAAAGTCTTTGCTGATCCTCCAGTTTTGACACAGACTATTACTTTTACTACTTCTTCTTCTGGGTCTTTTACCTGTACTCAGAATTCAGTGGTAGTCTCTTGTCCTTCTGGAGCTGCTTTGCCTCCTTCTACTACTCTTAATAGTCAGAGTCTATGGTGGAGGATTTTATTCTATCCTACTGTAGTAAGTGGTTCTGGGCCAGCCTCTTGCACTGTTGCTGTTGATAGCTCTGCTGATAATACTACATGGTCTGCTGGAAATGTTATTGGAAATCAAACATGTACTTCTGCTGGTTATTTTACAACTTCTACAGCAGCAGCTTATAATTTTGTAAGGATTAATGTAAATGCTCTGAGCAATTCTTCAACAGTGACTGTTGTTTTACAAGGTTTTACAGCAAACCCTCTTAAGTCTGGTGGGAGTACAGGTCCAACCGGCCAGACTGGTAATACTGGAGCTACAGGCTCTACGGGACCAGGCGGTGTTAATGGAGCTACAAATCAGGTTGCCGTCTTTACATCTGCAACTACTGTTAGTAGTAGTTCTTTCACCTACAGCGGACCAACAGGAAGTACCGGAGCCACAGGACAATTGCAGGCACCGATTCTTTCATCCGGAACCTGCAATCCACAGTATTCGTTTATAGGATTTACTGAAGCAGGTATGCAGCTTGACAATGTGATAGGGTTTCAAATGTGCGACGCCGGTGGTAATAGTGACATTCGCCTTTCTGCTGGGACAACCAACATTACAGGATCGGGCGGCCTATCAGTGGGCGGTGGCATTTTTCATGTGAGCACCAACGGAGTTGTTACAGAAGTGAACACCGTGCCCACAGTTGGAAACTTCGGAATTTCTACCATTGTAGCTTATGGACGCTCGGCTGCACAAACAGCAGCAGTGTCTAATGTAACATCTGTTACACCAAGCAATGCACAGCATGTTTTCTTGGTTTCCTGTTTTGTGAATGTAACTGCTGCTACAACCGATCTTTTTTCGTGCCAAGTTACATATACAGATGACAATGGAAGCGGGCAAACATTAACATTGGTATCGCCTACTGCGAATACAACAGGTAATTATGCGGGGTCGTCCTTGCAGATAAACACTTCAACGGCTGGAGCTATCACTGTCAAAACATCTGGAACATTTACCAGTGTGACATACAACGTATCAGGTACAATCTTGCAGGTACAGTAAAAAGAATTAGAGTATTATATGAAAAAGTTAACTTTATTATTCTTTCTTTCAATTGCAATTCAAGCACAGACTTGTCAGAAGCCTAGCAAGCTTTCATATTTTTCTCCTGTTGTAAAGGATCAGTGTTCTCATGTTGAGAAGCTAAGCACAGGTCTGAATATCTATTCAGATGTTCTTACTGTAGGAGATTATTCTTCTACAAAATACTATCTTTCTAACCAAGCTTTTGTAAATTCAGGCTACCATGAAGCAAATCCTATTCTAGCTCCTTTGCTAAGGCATGAGCCTTTGGGTGGGTTGTATACAGCAGGCTCTGTTCTTTTAACAAATGCTTCTTCTAACTGGACAGAAAGGCATCATGGGAATGAGAGATTTTCTCAGGTAGTTTCTTTTGCTGTGAGTGCTTTGAAGACTTGGGTGGTGATTCATAATTATCAGAGTTATAGGAATTTTGAGAAGAGTTTTGGCAGGTAACTAAGCTTCCTAAGCAGCCGAGTTTGCTATATGATTGAGAAATTTCACATAATAGATGCTAGCAAAGAGCCTACTCACAGCGCTCAGTTACAGGCTTTAAAACTCAATTGCTTGGGTTCTCTTTATTTCTTTATAAAACACGGGCTTCAAAGAAGTAAACTAAATGATACTCTGCATAGATACATGTGTGAAAGGCTTGAAAGAGAACACATTAAAGATGTAATTGAGTATCCTAGAGGACATTACAAGACTACAATTCATTCTGAAGGAAATAGCCTCTGGAGAGCTTTGCCTTTTACAATACAAGATGAAGAAGCTTTTTTGAAACTTGGATATTCAGACAAGTTTATTAGGTTTATGCAATTGATGCATAATCCTTTTATTCGTATTTTGCTTGTCACAAATACTGATTCTAATGCTAGGATTCTTGGCAGTTTAATTTCTAAGCATGTAATGTCGAATGCCATGTATAGAATGTTGTTTCCAGAAACACTTCCTACAAAGCAAGATACTTGGAATGCTAGGTCTTTACAAATGAGATTGCCTATTAGCAAAGGACAGTCTTCTGATAGAGGCATTCATGGTGAGGGAACTTTTGACTTTCTTGGTGTAGGAAATGCTTTACAATCTAGGCACTATCACATGATTGTAGAAGATGACCTTGTAGGCAAAGCAGCTATTGAACAGCAAGCTACAATGGATAAAGTAATTGATTATCATAAACTTCTCCCAGGTGCTTTTGATAAAGACGAAGCTGGGAAAGAGAATGATGAATTAATTATTGGAAATAGATGGTCTTTTCAGGATTTAAATGCACACATCAAAGAACAAGAACCTGAATTCTCTTTTGAGACTCACTCTGCTATTGGCGGTTGTTGTGATATGCACCTTGCCGATAGGATTATTTTTCCTGAGCGTTTTAATTTTACTGAGCTGGATAGGATCAAAAGGAGGTTTGGGAATTACTATTTTAGTTGCCAATATCTTAATTCTCCTATTTCTGCTGAGGACGCGGACTTCAAAGAATGCTTCTTAAATTATTTTACTCTAGGAGAGGATCAGGATAAGAAAAGAATAATAAAGACTGAAGTAAAAAATGGAGAGATTAAAAAGGATATTTACTGTAGAACTCTTAGGATTGTCATTGCTGTTGACCCTAACCATTCTGGCAATGCTGGGCATGGCAGGAGTAGACATGCAATTGTTTGTCTTGGAATGGAAGGAAGTGGAGTTAGTGCGAATTATTACTTGCTTGAATACTTTGCAGAGAGATGTTCTTATGAGAAGTTTTATGCCAATTTGTATAGAATGGCAGAGAAGTGGAGGGTTAGAGAAGTAGGTTTTGAGATAATTGCAGCTCAGAAGTATTGTGCTTATGCTTTGCAGTTGTTGAATAAATCTGCTACTTGGCCTTTGAAAGTGAAGGAATTGAAAGGAGAAGTAGAAGGACCTGATGGGATTCTTAGCAGAAAGAAAGAATGGAGAGTAAGATCAATGCTTGCTCCTATTTTTGAAAGAGGTTCTTTTTATGTGCAGAGAAGCCAGCAGGATTTTCTTTCAGAATATTTAAGCTTTCCTAAGAGCAAAACTTGGGATCTGCTTGATGCTCTTGCTTATTGTCCTAATCTCTTAGATAAAGTAGTGGATGCTAATACTATGAGTGAGTGGTATAAAGCGAATCAGAGATTGGTGCAGAATATCAATAAGCCTATTTCAGTAAATAGCAAGATTGCTTGGTTGCCTTCTGGGAGTGTTCAGATTCCAAACAAGGTGCATGTGCAGAAATATGGATAGTCAGGAGATAAGTAATGGTTTATGACTTCATAGATGTTTTAAGAATGGAAAGTGAAAGTTATGAGGATTTTGTACACAGAGCTTCTGTAATACAACAGCAACATGAGCAAGATGGTTGGAAAGTAGAGAAAGAAGCTAAGGGACAGTTTGTTATTATTTTGACTATGGAGAAAGAATAAAATGAAACTAAGCACACATTCAATTGCACAAGTTCTTCTAACTGGATTGCAGGTAGCTAATTTTGCTTCTGCTTTTGTTCCTCCGGAGTATAAGATTTATGTTACTGGTGGGATTTCAGTAATGCAGACGATTCTTGGATTAGTGAATCATAATTATAATCCCGATGGAACTTCTGCATCAGTAGCTTATGTGCCTCCAGAGAAGAAATAAAAACTTAAATAAAGGATAAAGAACAATGAGTCTTATTTCAAAGATCGAATCGCTTTTCAAAAATGCTAATCGTGCAACAACAATTACACTAACTTTGATCCAAGTGCCTTTGACAACTGCAATTACAACTTTGCAGTCTTTGTATCAAAGTGGTTATGTGGCTGCTGGGGATTATCAGACAGTAAGCTTGCAACTAAACAAGATCCAAACAGCAATTACAGCAATTCAAAATGCACAAGCTGCTGGTGGAGATGTTACTTCGGATATTAATTCTCTTGCTGTGATGGTAGATACCTTGGTAAATTCGGGAGCTATTAATATTAAGAATGCCCACAGCCAGTTGATTATGAATGGAATTGTTGCTGGATTGCAAACTGGTTTAAATACCTTGCTAGCTTTAGCAAAGCTAGCTCCTGAGCCTGCGGCTCCAAGTGCTTCTACTGTTGTTGCTCCTTCTACCAATCCTACAACTACTAAATAGGAGCAAAAATGTTAGGAGAACTAGACAAAGCAGGTACAAAACTCCAGGGGCTGTCTGATGATATCCAGGCTCAGTTAGATTTTATAAAGCCGAATATTGTTAAGATCGCCTCTAATCTTGAGCTGATTACAGATAACTTAGCAGCTATTACAGCTGCAATTAGAAGTTTCACAGAGAGCCTAAACAAGAAAGCAAGCTAATGATTGAAACTGAAAACAAGATAAAGCTTGGAGATAAGAAAGATGATTTCATAAAGTATTGCTATGATACCATCAAAGACTTGAAGTCTGATACTCAGACTATGTTTGAGTCTAAGCTTACTGAATGGAGAAGGATTCTTGAGGCAAAGCCTCTTGAGGATAAGAGGGAGTTTCCTTTTCCGAATGCTTGTAATCTTGTGGTGCCTATTGCTGGGATTCATAAGGATACTTTGAAAGCTAGGGTTATGGCTGCTGTTTTTAAAACACAGCCAATTTGGCCAGTGGAGACTACAGGGACTTATAAAGGTAAAGTAGACAAGCCTGCTAAGGCTTTGCAGATTGCTTTGTCTTATTGGAGTTCAGATCCTTGGGAGTTTGATTTATACCCTACTTATTCTAGGTGGCTGGATGATATTATTTCTTTTGGTACTGGATTTCTTAAGACACCTTATCTTGTAAAGAAAGTATGGAAGAGAACTACTCTTGGACAGGAGATTGAAGATACTGAGTTTGAAGGACCAAAGCCAGAGTTTGTTCCTTTTGATTGCTTGCTTAGCGATGTGACTGAGCCGAACTTAGATAACTCAAAGTTTATTTCTCATATTCTTAGAGTTAAAAAACAATGGCTGAAAGATAAGCAAGACGATGATAGCTTTAATTCTGATGCTATTGAAGCAGTTTTACAACATAGTGATAGATCTGGGCCAACAGAAACAACACAATCTACTCTTGCTGATGCTAGTATTGAGGTTCAAAATTCAGATAGGACTAGAGAGTGGGATATTCATGAGATTCATGGGCTTTATAAGTTTGGTAAGAACAAGCTGAAATTCATTGCTTGGTTTCATTTTGAGACAAAGCAATTGCTTAAGATTATTTATTCTGAGTATGATCGTTGTATTTTTATTGCCACTAGACTTCTTGAGCGTTCTGGATGCCTTTATGGATATGGACTTTGCGAGATTCTTGGTAACTTTCAAGAAGAAGTTAGTCAGATTCATTGTCAGCGGAGAGATGCTCAGACTGTTGCTAATAGCAATTTTATTCGAGTAGATCCTAATTCTAAGCTGACTCCTAATTATCAAATCTGCCCTGGTGCTCAAGTACCTGCTGCTTCTGGAGAGATTGAGCCTATGAATTTTGGTGCTCCACAAACAGGGGGAATTGATGAAGAGCAGCTTGCTTTAGACTTGGCTAAGCAAAGAACAGGGATTGATGCTCAAGGATTTCAGGGATCAGGAGCAGGGTCATTTAATAAAAAAGGTGTATACAATACTTTTGGTACCTTCTCTGTTATGCAAGAAGGGAATAATAGAATTGATCTGAACATTGCAGATTTTAGAAACTCACATGTTAAAGTAGGAAGGCTTATTACAGGATTAAAAGCTAAGTATCAGAGTGATTCTAAGTACTATGCAATGTTTGGAGAGGAAGATGCGAAGAATATTTCAGCTGCTCTTAAGATGATTGATAATAAGGAAGCAGTTATTTCTGCTTCACAGAGCAATGGTTCGATTAACAGGGAAGTAGAAAAGCAGTCTGATGTAATGCTGGTTCAAATGATGCAGAGGCATTATGATTATGTTATTAAGCTTTTGACTAATGCTAATATGCAACAGCTTGGGCCAGAGGTTAATTCTTTTGCTAGGGATGCTGCGAGTAAGCTTACAGCATTTATGACAGATGTTTTGAGGCAGTTTAATAAGCAAGATCCAAGTGTATATCTTCCGGAGACTTTGAATAATGAACAATTCCAGCAACTCCAACAGCAATCAAAACAGCAACAGCAAGGTAATAAACAAGGTGGATCTTTACAGAACCCAGCTTCTCAAGCTAATGGCTTGCCCGGAATGGGAGCTATTAATGGAGGTATTCCAGGAGGAAATGGAGGGTTTGCAGGCAGCCCAGGTTCTATCCAGTAAAGCTATTATTACTGGAGGATTCATTGAAATTATGAATGGTAGCTTGCTTTCAAGACATAATGCAGGAAAGCAGCATGAGTTGCAAGTTATTATGAATTTACCTGAGCGATTGAAGAAAGCAAGGGATTTAGAATTGAAAACAAAGAATGAAGAGAAAGCTCTTCCTTTTGTTAAGAAACCTGCAAGTCCTGGAGTAGAAGTTTTTCATTAGAAGTAAAGTGTAATCCAAAAATAGGAGAAAAGCAATGCCTGGATGGAATGAAGTGGGGAATATTCCTGAAATCTTTCAAGGGAAGACGAGGGAAGAGATTTTAAAGATGATTCAAGATGGAGAAGCTGCAAGAGTAAAACTTGCCGAGCTTGAACCGAAGTTTAGTGTTCTTGAAAGTCAGAATACTACATTGCAGACTAACTTAGAAAAGGTAACTTCTACATTGAGTAATTTAGAAGTTGGCTTTAATGAATTGAAAACTGCAAGGTCGGCAGGGTCTAGTAATAACAATGAAGATGAAGGCAAACCAAAGCGCCCAAGTATTCTTGAAGACCATGAAGCTTGGTTGCAGGATAGGGTAAATGAGAAGCTTCGTCCTATTATCACAGCAACCTTAATGACTCAAGGAAATTCTGCTCTAAGAGATGGGATGGAACAAATTAGGAATAATCCTGATCTCAGGATTGCTTATGATGTTTTGCATGATGAGTGTGAAGCTATGTTTAAAACTCTGACTGTAGAACAGAGATTGAATGCTTCTATGTATCCTACAGCTGTAGAGCTTGTTATGGGGAGGAATTTAAAGAAGCTTGCTGCTCATATTAATAAGGAAAAGGGTAGCTTGGAAGTGGGGAGTTCTGCTGGTGGAAATGCCAATGATGGCAGAGGCAATGCAAAGATTCAGCTTACTCAAGATCAGAAAGAAGCTGCTGCTAAGTTTGGAATGAGTGAAGAAGAATACATTGCTGCTGCTACTGCTTAGGAAGCTTTATGCTAAAAGGAATCAATAACCAAACACAGAAAATTGAAGTAAATAAAACACAAGAAGGAAGTGATAGCAAAATGGCAACAAATGAATCTCCGGTGATGACTACACAGAATACTAGGCCGAAGCTTAGTGAGGAACAGATTGCACAGATTCTTTCAGAACACGGTCAGCAACCAAGAAAGCCAAGGCCCTTTTCACAGGATTATGAAGGGTCTTTGTCAGATCCAATTGTTGCCATTCCAATGGAGCAATTATCTGTGGAGAAGGTTACTTGTAAGAACCCTGCTTTTATGGCAAGATGGGTGCATAACAAGAGTGAGGGTATTGGAGTAGGTGTTAGATTTTGGGAAGGTAAGGGAATTGGAGCAAGGCTTGCTACAGTAGATGATGTAGAAGTCGCAGGGCTTTCTTCAAAAGATGGGCATTTTTATTGGGGAGAGCTTGTTTTAATGGTGATTCCAAAGGAGCTTTATGCTGCTGCTCTTAAAGCAAAAGACCAAAGAGCCTTTGCTGCTGTTTCTCCACAAGCTCGTTTGCAAAGACAGAATGCAGTTGCTAAGGATTCTTTGACAAATACTCTTGTTGGGAAAGATGCTATTACTGGAAAGGAAATTCATTCTGATCCTAAGATTGATACTCCAATTGAAGGAGAGACAAAGAGGGGAGAGAGTCATATGAGTATTGCTATGAATGTCAATAAAGGACTTACTTCATATCTCCCTGATCTTGATGAGTCTAAGAGAGCTGGTTTGTAGTTGTTGTTTAGTAGTTAATTTAAAAAGGAGAATATAAACATGGCTAGTGTCGAAATTCACAGTTGGTTTTCTACAAGCCAGCATCAGCCAGTTATTGCAAGGCTTCTTGAAGGAGCAGGCAATACTTTTAAAGCTGGTACTCCAGTAGAAGTTGCTACTGCTGGAGCAAATGCTGGTTATTTGATTGCTTGGGATGGAGCTACTGTTGCTGCTGGAATTGAAGGATTTGTATTGCCCGCTGGGAATAATTTAACAACCAAAGGCACTGCACAAACTCTTACAATTCCTGGTGGGGTTCCTAATGAGGCTAGTGCAGTAAAGATCCCAGTAGGTGCTCCTGTTCAAGATGGAAAGATTTCAGTAGAAGTTGCAAATAATGATACTGTTTTCTTTGGTGAAGTAGGACCAAGTCAGACTGCTGCACAAACTGATATTGGTTTGGCTTATGGCATGTCTATTGACACTGATGGTCATTGGTATGTGGATAAGACAAAAACAGGAGCTTCTGCTGTGGTTAAGATTGTTAATATTGACGCTAATGTTAACACAACTGCCTCAGATGCTCGTGGGGTTTATTTCACCGTTCTGCCGGCTTCACAGCAGGGAATTGCTTAGTTGTTTGTTAGGCTTTTATTTTGTGTTTTTAAATTTGAAAAGGAGAAAAAAGAATGCCTACAGGAACAATGGTAAGAGAACAGTATGCTCTTAGCATGGCCCCAGGGCTTAAGCATGTCTTTGTACATTTCTTAAACCTGGCTATGCGGGCTAGTAAGTGGCAGCATATTTTTAATGAAGAGAAGTCAGATAGGTTCTTTGAAGATGAGGCAGAGTATGGGGATATTGGTGCTTTGGCTTTGAAGGATGAGGGGACTTCGGTAGGTTATACTACTATCGTAGAAGGTGGGTCTAAGCGTTATTTGCCCCTTACCTATGCCTTGGCTATGAGAGCAAGCTTTGAGCTTTTTGATGATGAGTGTTATGATATTATCAAAAAGATGCCTAAAGCACTTGCTAGGGCTGCTATGTTTACTGTAGAAATGCAGGCAGCTAATATCTTCAATCTTGGCTTTACTACTTCAGTAACTACTACTGATGGAGTTTCTTTGTTTAATAACCAGCATCCTTTGCTTGGTGGTGTTGCTGCTACCAATCTTGGGCCTGGGGTTAGTAATGTTATTTCACTTGCAGGAACATATCCTAATCGCCCTGCTACTGATGTGGATTTGTCTGTAAGTGCTTTGCAGCTTGCTTTGAACCAATATAATCGTGGTATTACTTCTTCAGGACTTCCTTGGGAAATTCGACCGAAGACTTTGCTTATTCCACCAGAATTGACTTGGATTGCTCGTGAGATTCTTGGTTCTGGTAATAAACCTTATACAACTGATAATGAAATTAATGCCTTGCTAGGTGATGGGCTTAATTTTATGACTTGGCAGTATTTAACAAGTCAGAGTGCTTGGTTCTTGTTGCCTGAGAAATCTAGTCACCAATTGAAGTATGTTGAGAGAATGAAACTCAAGACTGCTGCTGCTGATGATTTTGATACTCAGAGTGTAAAGGAACTGGCTATTATGAGGTTTGTATTTGGTGCAACTTCTTGGGTGGGAACTTGGGCAACGAATGCTCCTTAGTTTGCTTGCTCTTAAAGTCAAAACTATTATGACAATTCCAAATGAGGCTGTTTACTTTGTTTGTCTTTTACAAAGTAAAGAAGGTCCAGGAATTGGTTGTGAGCATTGTTTAAATTAATTTAAAAGGAGAAGACATATGAAGAAGTTTGTTTTGTTTTTTGGGGTTTTGCTTTGTTCTTTGTCTTTTGCTCGGGCTCAAGTAACTGTTCCTGTTATGCAAAGCCAGACTTTTCTTGCAACAGGTGGTCCAGTGACAATGCCGATTATGAATCAAACTGGGACTGGTATTACTTCTCATACTTTGATTTGGACGGCTACTGGAACTGTAAGTACTTGTACTGTTGCTTTGCAAGGTGCTTCTACTTATGGAGGTTCTTATACAGCACTTACAGGAGGTGCTACTCAGACTTGTACTTCTTCTGGGGTTTATAATCTTGGGAGCATTGCTTCTAATTTTGTGGAAGTAAATATTCTTACTTTCAGTGGAACTGGAAGTGTGACGTTTACTTATGTTGGTAATATCCCAGGAGCAAGTGCAGGAGTAGGTAATTCTGTTGGTCTTGTTAGTTGTGGAAGCTCTTCTTCTTGTGCTTCTCCTACTACACTTGGGCAACCTCTTAAAGTAGTTTATGGTACTTATACAGTAAGCTCTGCTACTACTTTTGCTATTACAGGAATGCCGGCTTTTAGTTCTGCTACTTCGTATAGTTGTAGCACAACTAATTCCAATGGCCATGCTTATACAACAGGAGCAGAGGCTATTTCTGCAACAGCAGTTACTTTTGTTTCAGGTACTTCTAATTCTGATACTTGGTCTTATGTATGTATTGGTTATTAGTTCTCATTGTTAATTGAGGTAATTTTATGTCAATACATATTACAGCAAGAGCAGGAAAGCATATAAGTGCCTGGTCTTTCTGTGATAGATGTGGCTGGCCTTATAGATTACCTCAAATGGGAATGCAGAATGGATTGCTGCTTTGTTTTGAGCACTGTTATGATAACCCAGATTCTTATATCATGCCAGTGATTAGAACAGAAGTTCTGGAAGATGTAGGAACTGAGCTTCAAAACATGACTGCTATTAAGAGAGCAGATACTAACAATAATATGTGGGATGATTTTTAAACAGGAGGACACAATGGGAAGATCAGCAGCAAATTGGGGAGGGGATACAGCAAAGGCTGGAGGGTGGATTTTTAAAGGAGCTTGTGATGCTTCTTTGCTTTATAGTGGCTCTTGGAGTTCTAATCCAGCCTTGACTAGAAATACTGAGGGAGATTTTAGTTTTAATGGCACTGCTAGTGGGGCTGCGACTATTAGGGTAGTTGCTTGTCTTTCTCAGCTTAGAAGGCTTATAGAAGTTGGGCCTTTTTTTCAAGAGGAATTTGGTGGGGCAAATGCTCCTGTAGGAGTTTCAGGTTTTCCACCTTATAAGGGGCAGACACAATTTACTCCAAATAACTTTCCCCCAAACAAAGGACTTCAGATTGATAACCTTGTTGTAATTTACCAACCAGGTGTTGTATCTGTTACTTCTGTTGCTGTGACTTTGGATGAGATTGTTTATGCAAATAATGTAGCGAATGTTGTAAATAATTATCCTTTAACAAACCCAATATTTCCACTTACAGTACCTAGCACTGGGCCTTATGTTCAAGTTTGCCCAGTAACAACTCCAGTAATGAATGTAGATGATCTTTCAAACTTTGTTGCTGAGCTTGATATTGTTCTTGCAAATACAGGAACAATTGAAATTCAGGGAATTGGTTTCCATCTTCACTTCAACTATAACTAAAAATATCGGAGGAAGTTATGGCTGAGAGTAATTTCGAGACTAGGATTAGTGTACTGGAGGCTAATTTTTACAATATGAAAGAAAATACAGAATCTTCACTAGAGGATTTAAAAGTAGGACAGAAAGCAGTTATTGACAAGATAGAAGATTTAACAAGTTTCCAAAACAGAGCAATGGGAATTATTGCTTTTATCCTCTTTCTCTTTGCTGCAATTGAAGGAATTATGGGGATGGTTAGGAAATAGGAATTAGACTATGCAGCAATTTTTAGAGGATAAGTTTGATCTTTTAATTCTGCTTACTATTTTCTTAGTTTCTCTTTGGGCTTTGACGAGATTTGCAAAGCCTGGTGAGGCTACTGAAACTCTTAAGACACTTGTGGTACTTGCTGTAGGATATATTGGGAGAATGATAGGTGAGAAAAAGATATGAGATTTCTCTTTCTTTCAGATGCTGGAGATAGTTTTGGACTTGCACACAGAGTTCAGGAAGAAGGGAATGATGTTTTATTTTTTGCTAGAAGGACAGAAGCTGAGGCTATTGGACAGGGGATTTTAATAGATAGCCTCAGCAAGGTTGGTAGGTTTGAGCCAGAAATTGTAATATGTGATTGTACAGGGTTTGGTTTAATAGCAGATGTGTTTAGAAGTCATGGAATCCCTGTTCTGGGCGGATCGCTCTTAGCAGATAAACTAGAAATGGATAGGAAGTTTGCATCAGAGATAATGAAACAATATAAGATCAAAGTACCACCTAGCAAGAATTTTAATAGCTTTGAAGAAGCAGAGGCATTTATCAATGAACAGGAGCCTAATAGTAGATTTGTATTTAAGCCTTCTGGATCTGATTCGGGTAATATTCCTAGTTTTGTTTCTAAAGATTCAGAAAGTCTTATTAAGATGTTTGAGCATTATAAAAAGCTGGTGACTGGGAATGTGGAGTTTGTTTTACAGGAATTTATTCCGGGAATTGATATTTCAACAGAAGTTTGGTTTAGCAAAGGACAGCCAATATTTCCAGGAAATCATACTCTTGAGACTAAGCATTTAATGAATGATGATCTTGGTCCAAGTGGTGGGTGTTCTGGAAATGTTGTTTGGACTACAGATAGCACAGTTTTGACACAGCAGACTATTGAAAAGATGTTCAAGTTTTGCAAAGAAAACGAATACACAGGATGCCTAGATGTCAATGCCATCATCGCCAAAGAAGGACAAGGAAGTACAAACAGTAAAAGTGGCAGTATTTATGCTCTCGAATTTACCCCTAGATTTGGATATGATGCGACACCTACTTTATTGTCGACAATTCTCTCAGGAGAGCTTGGTGCTTTCTTGGCTGATGGAGCAAAGGGGCAAGTTAGAGAAGAAGGAGCTTATTTTCAAGATGGAAGATATGGTGGAGGTTTAAAACTTAGTATTAGCCCTTGGCCTTTTGAAGATTCTATAAATACAGGAGATATTCCTACTGGGCTGAGTGCTAAGAAATTAGTTTCGCCGAGTTTTTATCCTTATAATTTGAAATTAAATGACCAAGAAGAAATTGTAACAAGTGCAAGTTATGGCATGATAGGCATTGCAATGGCAAGTGGGGCAACAATTGAAGCTACAATGGATGATTGTGTAAAGCAAGCTGAGAAGATTAGAGTGCCTGATTTGCAATATAGAACTGATCTTGGGCAAGTTTTTAAAAAAAGATTTGGACAGATTAAAAGGAGCTTGGAACTTTAATGGAATTTACAAAAGAAAGATTGGAAGAGGTTTTAAATCAAAACCCGGCAGAGCCTATTACTGAGATGAATTTGAGAGATTTTTATGCTCAGGTTAGAGAAGATGCTATATTGAATAATAAACCTATGCCTAAAGCCGAAGATTTTTTAGATCATATGATTTTACCTGGTCTTCGTGAAGCTACAGAAAATGATAAGAAACAATTTATTGAGGCTTGGAAGAAAGCAGAAGCTGAGTATTTGAATTAACTTTTTATGCCAAACAGACAAGCACAGCTTACAAGGCTTGAAGATGAGAGTCCTGAACTTGTTATAAGAGGACCTTTTGGTGGAATATTATCTCAAGTAGCTCCTGATTTGGCTGAACAAAGTGGATTTTATGATGTTAGAAATATACTGTTTAATAAAGCAGGTTTAACAACAAGACCTGCTTTGACACAAGTAGCTGCTACTGGAGCTACTTTGGGTTCTAACTCTTATTTACAAATGATAGCTGCTTGGTTTGATGCTATTGGTGGTCAGCATGAAAATGTTATTCAAGGTGGTAAATTGTATTATGCTTCTTCATTAAATCCCATAGCCTGGACTGCATTAACTCCTTCTACAGGAAGTATTACTAACTCTGGTAATTTACTTTCTTGGACTGTAGTAAATGGACTACTTTGTTTTTGTCAAGGTGCTGATGTTATTTGGACTTGGGATGGAAATACTGGACATGATTATCAGCCTGCAAGTGCTACAGCGCCAAGTGCTTTTTACTTACAGGAGCTTAATAGCTATTGCATAGCAGCAAATGTATCAAGTGCTACTGGAGCAGGAATCTCTGGTGGTCCTTTTCCACAAATGGTAATGACTTCATTACCAGGTGATCCTACTTCTTGGGGGACTGGTACTTCAATTCCAGGGACTACAGCGACAAATCTTGCAGATAGTCTTGGGCCAATAATGGGTATGGGGAAGATATATGGCAATATCTATATTCTTCGCCATGGTGGTTATACACAAATGTCTCCTACAGGAAATGGCTTAGCTCCTTTTAGCTATGATGCTTTTGGAGACAAAGGAAAGGGTACTAGATTTCCTAAATCACTTGCTGTTTATGGTGAAGAGGAAATGGTTTATGTAGGAGATGAGAATATTTGGGATTTTAATGGTAGCATTTTTACTCCTATTGGTGATTTTCCAAGTAGTGATGGAAGGAGTAGAATAGGGGCTAGAGATGCTATTTATGCTGATTTAACTTCTGGTTTAAGTAGTTTAGCAGGGTCTATTATATTTGGCTTTATTACAAGTAACTTAGCTCTTGGCCAAGCTTACAAAGCATATTGGTTATTTTGTGGAGATTCTAACCTTAAGTTTAACGCTTGGTGTTTTAATTTTTATGAGCAAAATTGGACAAAGTATAGTTTTCCTGATTTTTCCGCAAGCGGTACTCCTACTGTTTTTTATCCTGTTATTATGGGTGAGATAGTACCTACTGCATTTTCTTATCCTGATGGTTTGTTAGTTGGTGATATTAATGGTTTAATTGGGCAACTAGGAACAGGAGCTGGAACTTCTTTACCTTCAACAGAATGTGAATCTCCTGCTTATGTTTCAGGAAACTTAGTATTTCAAGATAGAAAACACAATAAGAGAATTGATAGAATCAGAATTACTTATGGTTATAATGACTGGGTTACTTCGGGAGAGCTTGGTAATGTTAATCTTGGTTTTTCTTTGACAAATGAAAGAGGAGAAACTGCTGAAACTGTAAATCTTATTTTATCTGAGCCTAATGGGACCTTTAATACTAGCCAAATATGTGAAACTGTAATTCCAATAGAAGGGCCTAATATTAATGGCAGTTCAACATCAGGTTCTACTGCTGGATTTTCTGGGCTGCAATTTCAGTATACTATTACTTTTAATGTAGATGGGAATAGTAATATTATTAAGATTTATGAAATTGCTTTTATCTATGAACTTAATAGTGAATATAAAAATCCAAACTTTGGTACTTAATCATGAATATTCCTGTTGATCTTGTAGGTATTAAAACTGCTGATGTTAAAGATCCTAATATTAAATTTGTTATTAATAAGATTAGAGAAAACTGGAGATTACTTGCACAAGCTTTTAATAGTAATATTAGCTTAGGCGGTGCAAATACAAGCGGTGCGCCGAGTCAAGGTAATATAAATGGTCAGTTTATATCTTTTACAGGAACTGGTTCACAGCAAACTTTAGTGCATCAGTTAATGAGAATACCTACTGGTTGGTTTGTTGTGGATAAAAGAGCAACAGGGGATGTTTGGAGAAGTGCAGCTTACACATCAACACAGATTAAAGTAACTGCCACAAGTGGCGTGGCTTTTGTTATTTTTGTTTTCTAAGGAGAGCTTATGACTATTGGTTCAAGACAGTGGATTATAAATTCTGCTGATGCTCCTACATCAATTCTACCAGATCAGCCTTTGGGGGGGAAGAAGGCTACTGATAATATTGGAGGGAATGGTTTTACTGCTACTATTGCTCCTACAGGATCTGTTGATATTAAAGTTGCTCAGATTGAGTTTGCTAATTATTTAAATGCTTTGGATACTCTAATTGTTCAAAATGCTCTAGGTCAAACAATCTGGGAAGCTCATGGAGAAGCGGATCTTAAAACTTTAAGAAGCGGGCATATTGGTTGGGTTAGGGGAGGAGTACAAATTCCTAGGTTAGATACTGGGAATGCTTTTATTTATACTGAGTAATTTGGTAAAAAGCAAAGGCGGATAGTTATGTCAGTAACAATTCAAAACTTAGAAGCTTCTGTGCTTAGAAAAGTAGAGAATAGAACTTCTGATACTGGATTAGCAGATCAGTGGATTAGAGATTCTCTGCTTGAAATTGCTTCTGATGCTGATTTTAGAAGTGACTTTGCAGAGCTTGAGGTTTTGGGTCCGACTTTCAACCTAACAGCAAATACAAATACATATCCAGAAACCGACTTTTTTAGCTCAGGTTTGATTCTGGATACGATGTTAGATATTACATTGTGGATTGATTATCCTAGTAATACAGAGTCTAGGAAGCTTGATCCGAGTCACTATCAGGAAATTGATAAGCTTCAAACTTCAATCCCTTCAACTCCTATTGAGTGGTGTAGGTTTGGGGGTAATATTATTTTCTTTCCTACACCAGACCAAGCTTATCAAACACAAGCAAGAGGCATTCAGCAACATCCGATTACAGATTATTTTAATGCTGCTGGAAATTTAAATACTACAGTAATTCTGCTTCCTAATGATTGGCTGGAGGCTATTGTATACGGAGCTGCACTTAGAGGTTTTAATGATCTCGGGCAATATGATAGTGCAGCTGCTATAAGATCCCAGCTTTATGGTGATCCTAGCCAACCAGGGCTTATTGGATTGCTTAAAGGAAGAAAGAAGAAAAGAGAAAGAGAAGCTTGGAGAAGCACTGAGACTAATATGCTCAGACCAAGGATTAGAAGGATTAGTGCTTGGAGATCATAGTTATGAGTTCTTTGCTACAAAAAGCACAAGAGCTTTTGGCTAAAATTGGAAAAGGAAGATGTCCTTATTGCTTTCGTCTTCCTTGGGAAGTTAAGTCTAAAAACGGACATTTAATTGGTTGTCCACTTAGGAGGATATAATGGCAAGTGGTGCTTTTCCAAATCTTGGGGCTTCTACAAATCCTGCTACTTTGTTTAGCAATACCTCTACTACTCAAAATGGAGCTTATGGTACTGTTGGACAAGCAGCCCAAGCTGGGACTTCTGACTGGGCGCAGTTAATGTCTTTGATGCAAAATGCTCCACAGGTTACTGAGACTAATGGTGTTTTTAGCGCTCCTGGAATTGCTTCAAATCAATGGTCTTCTGGTAGCACGGTAGGATATACTCCAGAGTCTTGGAATGGAATGCTTGCTGCTTTGAATCCGCAGCAATTACAGCAGTTTAATCAGTTAATTCAGCAATACTCTGGTGCTGAGACTGCTATTAATCCTTTTGGGAGTTTGGATAGTGTTGCAAATGTCAATGCTGGATATACTCCGCCAAATACTACACCTCCGCCTGCTACTTTACTGCCTCCAGTAGTTGCAGGGTCTAGTGTTTTGCCAGGTGGTGATGCTTCGGGAGGAGCTACTTTAGGTGCTCCTACAAATTCTGAAGGCAGCTTACCTACAGTCTTAGGTAATCAAACTTCAGTTGGAGGAAATGCGGCTGGTACAGGGACTGGGATTAATTTAAATTCACTTGAAGAATTACTTTCATTGTTTGGATATAATTTAGGAGGAAGTGGAAGTTCTGGAACTCCAACTGCACCAGGACAAGGAGCAAGTACTCCTACAATTACAAGTGCTTTGAATAATGCTTTTGGTATTGTTTCAACACAAGATCCGAATCTTACAAATGCTTTAAATGATTATTTGGAAAGTCAAATAGGCACAGGACTTCCTCAGTATCCTGGGAGTTTGAGTGCTCCTTTGGAGACTCTGCTTAGTAATTTAAACCAGGCTTTGCAAACAGGGAATACTACTGGTACTCCTTATTTGAGCCAGTTAATGCAAAGTGCTCAAGGGAATAATAATATTCAAGTTCCATCTGGGCTGCAGCAGCTTGCTTCTACAGGAGATTTAATTGACCAAACTCCTGCTTGGCAAGCTATGGTTGCTTCTGAGCAACAGAATATTGCACAGAATGCTGCTTTGTTACAAGGACAGAATGCTGCTAGTGGGAATATTGATAGCAGTATTAATGCAGATGCTCTTGCAAATTACTATCAGCAAACTGCTCTTGGTCAGAATGCTGCTTTGACACAAGCACAGACTACTGCTATGCAGACAGCTGTTGAGAATATGCTTTCTGCTAATACAAGCATTCTTGGTACTAATACTCAGAATGTTGCTAATTCTCTTGCAAGTGGAACAACTTTAACAAATCAAGCAAATACACTTGGGAATCAATTACAAACATTGGACCAAAATAGCATTGATAGACTTGTAAATGAATTTTATGCTACTTTGCCACAGACTAATCCATTGCTAAGTAATGAACAAAGTGCTAGCCAAACCTATCCGCCTACTGTTAATAATCAAACTGGTCTTAGTTTGTTAGGAGCTTTATTGCCTGGATTGCTTAGTTTAAATACCCAAGGTAGTAGTACAAGCCCATTTGCAGGGCTTGGTGGTTTAGTTTCTAGTTTGTTTGGTTCAAATTCTGCACAAAATCCTTTAGGTGGTAGCGGAGGATTTGGTAGCATTCTTTCAATTCTTTTAGGCTTAGGCGGAGCAGCTGGTACAGGAATTGTTTCAAACCAAGGAAGCCAAGGAAATTCAGGTAATTCACAACAGGATGTTTATTCTTCTCAGAATCCAATTGTTGCTTCAAATACAGGGCCGGCTACTGGAACAAGTCTTGCTGATTTAATGAATGCAATGCAAACTAATTCTACTGTATTACCGAATCAAAATAGTAGTGAGCCAGTAGGAAGTGTAAATGCTAATATTCCAAATGTTAATTCTGGAGTTGGGGGTACTGCTACTGAACTTGCTACTTTGATGCTTTTGCAAAGCTTAGGAGCAGGTGGTGGTGGTGCTAATGGTGATGGTTCTGTAATACTAGGTGGAGAGTCTATTAATGATCTTGAAATTCAAAACTTAATCAACTTCCTTTGGCCTACACAATAGGAGATTTAAATGTCAACACCAGCTAATCCAATTATAGGTCTTGGTGCTAATCTTCCTCCTGGAACTGCTCCTAATCAACAAGATCAAACACAGCAAATGCTTGCTCTTTTAGCAAAGCTTGCACAGGCTAAGCAGCAACAACAAGGACAAAGAGGACCAGCAACAGGAGCACAAATTCCAGGGATTCCTGGAGTTGTAGCATCACCTACTAATATTGCAGGCAAGCAAGGTACACCGATGGCTCTTGCTGGTGGGCAAGCAAAACCAAGTGTTGCAGGTTCTGGTATTCCTGGAGCTACACAAGCAATGCCTAGAAATCCTGGAGGCAGTCAGGCAATTCAAACTCCTGAAAATAATCTGCCTTCTAGTTTTGCAAATAAGCAAGCAAGAACTGGTGCTGTTGCTCAGCAGCTTTTTAATAATGTTATAAACCAAGCTAATCAAAAGAAGCAACAAGATTTTGAGAAGAAGAAAGCAGATTTGGAATACAAGCTAAAACTTTACTTTCTAGCTGTTGAAAATAAAGATTATGACACAGCTAATAAAATCGTGGATGACAATTGGAAAGAGTTCCACAAAGCAGGAATGGATTTATATAAATACCAAACACAACAACAAAAAGATGCAGAGGCTCAGAAGCAGAATAAGAATAAGAAGCAACCTCAAATGAGTCCTGAATTAGCTGCTGTGCAGGCTGCTACTGCGGACAGGGCTAAGCAAATGACAGGGGAAAGTCAGGGAAGTGGGAGTCCACAGGGTGGACAGCCTTCCCAGGGTCAGCCTGGTAGCAATGCAGGGCAGCCAAGTATGAACATGCAAGGCTCTCCATCTGGTGCTCCTAATCCTGCACAAGCTCAGAATCCACAACAGAAGCAGAATTTATTGCAGATGCTTAAAGCAAAACTGATGGGCGGACAGGGTGGACAGCAAGGAAATAATCAGCAATTGCCACAACCAAAGACTCTTACAATGCAACAAGCTCCTGATGATGTTATTAAACAGATGATTCAACAGAGGCAGATACAGGAGATGCAGAATAATCCAGAGTATTTAAAACAGCAATCTGTTGGTCCTTTAGATACTGATGAAACAAAAGCTGCTGCTAGAATTGCAGCTAGTTTACAAGCTACTCCTGCTGAGACTAAGCAGATTGAAGTTGCTAATAAGAGACTCACTCTTGATGAGAAGAAAATGCAACAAGATCAGGTACAGTTTAATGCACAGCTTGAATTGCAGAATAGACAGCTTTTGCAACAGCAAAAGCTTGCTGAATCTCAAATGAAAAATCAAGCAGATATTGAGAAAATGAGAGCTGGTCCTGAATATGCTCGTATTAAAGTTGCAGAAGAACAAAGAGCAGATATGCAGAAGTATAGAGAGGCTGTGATTAATGGTAACGGGCAAAAACAATTGCAGCTTGCTTCTAAGATTAATTCTGATGCTGCTATTGCTTATGAAAAGCAAGCTACTGAGCTGATGAAAGGTAGTGCAAGTGCTTCACCAAAAGCTACTGATGATCCTGCTGTTTTAGATTTGAAAAAGAAAGCACAGCAAGCTAGGGATCTTGCAGATAAAGCACAGTCTGGTATTGTAGATAAAGATTTACTAGATACAATGAATCAGTAAAATGCCTCAAGACTATACACTTCTCGATGTTCTTGATCCAAAGAAGAAAGCAAAGATCCTTGCTTCTCCAAAGGCTGATTTGTTTATGGATAGGATATTTGAGAAATTTGTGCAGCCTAGGTTAAAAACTGACCCAAGCCAAGTAGAACAAGCAAAGAAAGCTTTTAAAGAAAGATACTCTGGAAGTGTGCAGAGAGGGTCTAGTCAAATTACAACAAATGAATCTGATAGCTTAAGTAGAAAACTTGCAGATAAACTGCAACCAATTTCAGACTTTGGTTCACAACCTCCTCAGCACCAAGCAAAATTTGGTATGGAAGGAAATAAATCAGCCGGTGAAGCAGATTCTTTTATTCCTTCTGCTGCTAAAGGTTTAATGGAAGGGGCTAGTAATGTAGCTAAAGTAGGTGGAATAGGATTAGGAGTTGGACCCAATAATATTATAAGAAGATTACTTGACAAGCAAGCAGAAAAGGCAAAGATTGCTAGTGGTAATTATGAAGAGGAAAATCCTATTAAGGCGAAGTTAGCTGAAATGGCT